AACTGGCATCGCTGCGTGGTATCAATTCGTCGTAGATAAAACTGTACTCCATCGACGGGTTGAAGTCGCACACGAATTTGTGGGTTGTACGCATGAGCAACTGGTAAACCTCGTCACGGGTCAATTCGTTAATTTCGTTGACGTAGCAAAGATTTCTCTTACGGCCTCTAATTCGGTCAGGGCTGTCTACCGAGATAAACTCAATCATGTTGCCGAACAGGTTGTAAGTCTGCTCCGTTTTGTTGTGGTGCTTCTCCGTGTACCAGCCTTGCGTTGTAAGTATCTGGATGAAGTCACGAAGGACCGAACCACGAAGAGATGGAAACGTCTTGCGCACGATGCTAATGACCCAACCGCTGTTAGGATTGCTCGCACACCACTCTGCGATGACCTGTAAGCAACTAAAAGTCTTGCCCGACCTACTACCCCCTTGGTGAATAGATAGTCGATTCTTGCACCCTTTAAGGTCGTAATATGTCTTGGGCTGATTATGCCCGTTTGCTTTTTCCAACTTTTGTTTGTATCTTTGTGTACAGGCACACGGCCTGTTGCGTTCTTTCACTTACAAACCTAAACAACATGGACAACACCATGACAAAGTACAATTCTGTGTTTCACACTTTTGGATTTAGCATTGACCATAACGACGCAGACGCTTCAGACGTTACCGACAAACAGGTAGTTGCAGCGTTGCGGGAACTTATCGCAAACATCAATGAAAGTGGCTGGAAACCTTGGATGGAAGAGCCATCTGATACCCAAGAGAACTAATCTCATAACAGGTCAGTTTCCACACCCCCTATTCCAGTAGGGGGTTTTTTTATGTCTTAGGCTGCAACAACGCTGTCTTAATTATTTAGGAATTTGTTTGGAATTGTCAATACTTTGTTTATCTTTGTATTAAAGGCAAGCAAAACAAGCAAGCTACTTGGAGTAAAGTTGCGGTGAAAGTCGTAATGAATATCTAAGATTGGAAAGTGTAAAGGACTATGAAAAAAGAGAACCCTGACACTACCTCCCCGAGATGGGAGAGTCAGTACCAACGCGCCAAGAGAGCAGTTTGTATTGTGTCGAATGGGAGGCACGACTACTATGCCACAAGTCCTCCCGACGCATTAAAGAGTCACCAATTTTGGTGGCTTTTTTTATGCCCTGTGTTTGACCCATTGCCTATGCGCTAAGTAAAACGTCAAGCATAGTGCAGTCATGTTAATTGCGTTTGGATGCCAATGCTCACCGCAAAGCCCCATTGCATGATATAGTACGTCATTCATCTTTTCCCAATTCTGTTTCTTTCTGGTCTGTGCGTTCAAGCACTTCGTCAAACCAACTCGGTTCTGTAGGCTGTATGTCCATGCTGACTGCCAACTCCTGTTGCTTAGGCATGAAGTAAGGGAACAGTCCAGACAAAGCCTTTAGGTATTTGTCCGCGCTCTCGTGCCGCAAGCCATCCAAAGAGTCTTGTATGTGGCCTACCTCTCCCTCCATGATTTGAATAAACAGGGCGCGTGCTTCAGCCGTCACCTTGTCCCCTGCTCCCTTGGGTCTACCCTTGGGGTTCCCGCTTTGTCCTTTCTTAAATGGCATCACACGTAATTATCGTACACGTCAGACATGTCTGTGAATTGTAAAATGCTTGCGTCAAACTTGGCTCCCTCAATTTTAATCCATTTGTACCCGCCTCCCTCTTCGTAGTGTGATGGGTGAATGTCAACCTTAATCAATACACCTTGTTCTCCGTAGTCGTCAACTGCGTCAGGCCAGTACACAAAGGCCGCAGTGTGCGTCTCATATTGGTTGTACTCTGTGAAACAATCAAAGCCTGCCCTGTCTAACACCTTACACATTTCGTCTGCAACGTCGTCACAAATACCCCCCTCCCCATACCAGTCACTGACTCCATCTACTTGTTCCCAGTCGTCGTAAATGAGTTTTGCTGCTTTTGCAAGGTCGCGTGCCATGCGTTGCAGTTTATCCATTTGTTCTTCTACAAAACTCATTGTTTCTCGTTTTTTGCCGCTTCCCATTCTTCGCGGTAATTCATTTTATAAAACTGATACATCCACAAATCCCATCCGTCATTTGCGTCTTCCGAAGGTTTTGGTTGACTTGCCCAATACTGCACCGAATAGTTTGGTCTCTTCATTGTTCTGCGCTGTTGTTTACAATACGTCCAAGATACTCATTTGCTGACTTAGCACTACCTTCTTAGGCTTAGGGTGGTTGGCGTGTCCGTCTACCCTAATCCATTTGTTGTCCCTTCCTACCTTTAGCCAACGTAGGTATCTCTGTTGCTCTCTCTGCATAGATAGAAAACCTCTCTCGTTTGTCTCTGCGTGTAGAAACTCTCCGCTGGGCTTCTGCTTTACCAATCCCATGTCCATCAATCTTGACAGCGCACTGGTTAGTGTCTGGTGTGCTATGCCTGTCTGCTTGCGCAAGTCTTGAAGGCTTACCGCTTTACCGCTTAGGGCGACGTATGCCCTTTGTGTTTTGTTCTTTAGTTCCCCTGTGCGTACCTGCTCAAGAAATGCGTCGATGCTGTGCTTACTCATCTGGCAATTTTGTTTTGTAATGGTTAATGATTTTCTCTGTCTCTACCTTGTAAAAGTCTTTGAACTCCCCGTCGCCTTGTGTCTCCCATACTCGGTACAACACGTTGCGCAACCGTTGGCTTTGTGTCTTCCTGTCGTCGTATAGGTCCAACTCTATGTTGTCCAACTCTTCGACTTCATCCTTATTCATGGTCTCCTCTCCTCGAAAGTACATGATTCCAAACCTATCCAACTGACTGTCTATCTGTGCCACGTCATTGGTCGTCAACTCTTGCGTAACAAATCGCAGGCCCACGGTTCTATCCTTGCGCCTTTGGTAACCGTCCAACTGTGCTGCAAACATTAGTCGCATGCTGCCTCGTATGCTTTGCGCAGTTTTTCAATCTTCTTAACCAAGCACCCTCCGCACGATGTAAACTTCAGTTGCTGCTGATAGACTTGTGCGTACACCTTAATGAAGGCGTGTTGGTCTGGTGCTGTCATCCTGCCACGTTCGTTTGCTGGGCGGATAACTGTTTCCCACAAAGTCTTGCTCTCCTCAGACATAGGTTGGATGTACGGAAACGCTTTGTTCAAAGCCTCCTGTCTCTTGTCACATCCACAGTCGTCACCAGCAATAGCCTTGACCACCTTGTCTACACCCGTGGCCTTTGTCACCTTGGCTACGGTGTCACCCAAACCACGGCTCTTTTTCGTGGCCTTCTTTTTCGTAGGCTTCGCCTTTTTCTTTGAGGTGTCGCCTGACCTTCCTTTTGGCTCGGCTGATTCCTTTGTTGATTGTGTTTTTGTTGATTCCTGTTGCATCGCTTAAACTTTGTAATGTGTGTTCGTGAAGGTAGTAGATTTTGAAAAGTTCCGCCTCAAACCACGGTATGTCTTTAAGTACCAGTTGTATTGTGCCTAACCTTTCCTGCGTCCATTGGTCTGTGTTGTCGTCGTATGTCTCGTGTGTGTCTGGCAACTTGTGTTCTATCCCGTACCAATTTTTATCTATGTAGTCGTGATGCTTTTTGTACTTGGTATAGAACGGTGTGGTTTTGCTGAATGCGTTTATCTTAATTGTCCTCACCAAGTAGTACCACAGTTCTCCCCTCTGGCAGATGTCATCAAACTTATCGGGCTTGTCACCTAAAACCATGATGCACAAGTCCTGCATCAAGTCGTCGCCTAATTCCGTGCCGACATACATACGGCAGATGTCTTGCAGCCTGTCGTATTCCTTTTGGAAAAAGCGCTGGGTGCAAGTCACAACTCGGACAACAGTTTTTCGTAGTTCTTTCTCATGGCTACAATGTCTACTATACTGTACTTGCTTGTCTGCTTACTTAGGTTGTAGATTTTTTCTGCTGTCCCTTTGCCGTACTTAGCGTCCAAAGCCAAGCCGTATTTGTAGTTCTGGTTGCTATCGTATAAATTACATCTGGGGCATTGTGGCAAAACATTGACCATGCCTTCGTCGGGCTTGTGTAACCACCTTGTGCTGTAGCATCCTCGACTCATAAAATGACCCGCGTGCATTTCCTTAGGTGGTTTTTGAACGCCACAAGTTATGCAGGTGCAAAGGCCGTACTTGTCCTCATGAAATTTGCGGACGTACTGACTAAACACTTTGTCCAGTTTCTTTATCTCTTTAGACCTGCTCACACTCTACAATATAATCAATCTGTCCCAAGTTTCCGCTTCACTCGCTGACCTAAACCGCTGTCTTTAGGCTTCTTAGGCTCTCTGACTTCCAAGGTGTCAACGACTTTTTTTACAGTGTCAATGTGTTTTGCATCCCAGTGCAGTTTGTCGTGCTTACGATTGTGGATTTGTCGTTCCAATATTGGTGCGCGTACCTCACCCTCGTACTTGCGTAAGCATTCAAGAATGTCGGCTGTCTTTAGTCGTTCGTACAACTTGCCAAACTTGCCTTGGATAATCATGTCAAAACAAGTGCGAACCTCCTCAATCTTTAATGCTGGGAAATCTTCGACTATAGAACGACAACACATCTTCAACTCTTCATCTGTGCTTAGTGTCTTGTTTGCGTCTACCATTTTGCACAGCCTCCCTACCTCTGTAAATATCCAAAGGCGTATGCCTTTTTGGTGAGTAGCGTCAATATTCATGGCCGCACGAATGTTTGTACCAAGTACCCATGCGTCCGTAGGAGTGACACCCATTATCTCACCCATTATTAACGAAGTCGATTGCTCCGTTATGAGAGAAGTTGCCCGAGTCAAACCCCCGAGACTTTGTTTTCCATTTGTTTGCATTGCGTGTCCAGTTTCTTGCGGCTGCTTTCCAGTCCTTGATTTGTTTTCCCCTTCCTTGTGACCACCCATTAGCTTCGTAGTAGTCCACGAATTTATCGGCTTCATCCATCGTACTGC